GGGAAAACGAAGAGAAGACCGGCTCGACCATCTGCTCGAACCTGGACAACAGGGAAAACTTAGTCCAGATTGGGTGGAATATTTAATGGGATGGCCGTGTGGATGGACCTCGCTCGACCCTCTCCCTGAAGGAACGATGGAAGCATGGGAGACAAGCGTGAAGGCTGGCACTTACTGGGATGCCGATCCAGCGGACACGGGTGAGGTGCCACGCCTAACAGAGAAGAAAGAGAATAGGGCTTCACGCTTGAAGGCAATCGGCAACGGGCAAGTCCCTGCTCAGGTCCTCTTGGCTTGGGAAGTTTTAGAATAAGGAAGAAGGAATAATGGACAAGCTGATTGATGAGTTCGAGTTCGCGAACATTGGAAGACACAAGGTTGTTTCTCGAATCGGATTGCATTACGGGCTACCGATTATCCGCAACCTCACAGAAAACAATGATCTGATGTGGTATGTGGGAGTGGCTGGTGGGTATCCCATGAGCAAGTTTCCTGTAGGTCACATCTCTGAACATCGCTTTTGCACTTGGTTGAAACCAGAGCAAACGAGAATCTATGTCACAGGAGAGGGCCAGAACTGGCCTTCAAACACAATCATCGAGAAGGATCTCGATCAAATGGTCAAGCAAATCCTCGCCATCTCTGACCGGCAAAACTTCTGTGCAACAAATGAACAATACAAAGAAGCCACAAGCGAAGGCCCGGTCAAGCAATGGATCGCAACCCTGAACAGTGCGATTCTTGTTGGGCAACAGTGGTACGAGGAAGGAGCAATGCTCACTTCTGACCAGAAGAAGTCATTGGAGAAGTGGCATAAGCACCTGGAAGAGACCAGGGACTACACTGGCAAAGAAAGTTTTCTTGGAGTCTGGCACGAGACCTGTAGTGATCGCCAACTCAAGGTGCAGGAAGCATAGCTTTTAGCCAGTCAATCATTCGCCCTTCTTTGATATCTGGAGGGGTAACGCGGAGAACTTTCCAGCCCAGGATCATTGCAGTATTGTACTTCTCGCAATCTGCAATGAATCCTTTTGGACTGGTGTGCCGTCCTCGATTGAAGATCCCACCCTCCACCTCAAGTGCGATATACTTGTCAGGCCAAGCAAAATCAAATCTCCATCGCCTCACCGGGTGGAAACGGAACTCCCGCTCAAACTCTGGGAGATGATTGCTTTTGATTATTAGAGACGCTTGCTTCTCAAGGTGACTTTCCCCTTGGCGGCGAGTACTCGAAGACCGCTTTCGGCGTGACGATGACGACCGCTTCTTTTTTTTTGCACCAGTGGATGTCGAGTTCGAGATCTTCGACTTGATCGTGAAATTCCGTCGGCCATGCCAGTTGGATTCTGGTCCTTCTTCCGATTTCTTCAGGGGGTACTCCCATTTCTGCTTCCTTCTTCTACCGATTTTCTGCTTTCTTTGCTGCCTCCCTGGTCGCAAGGATCTCGTTGGCGAATACCCACTGGTCTCGCTGTTTCTGCGACTGAAGATTATCTGGTGAGCCATTGCCCACTTCTTTATAGCACTCAAGAGTTGTGGATTCCATGGGGCAACCCCACCCCCACCACAACTCGCAAGCACAGATCGCTTGCTCAACTAAACACACAAAATGTCGAGCTGCGTCAGAGCGACACATGATCGAAAGGAAGGAGAGAATACTATTATCTGTTGAAGGGAGGTCGTGAAGCCAGCGCAGGAGTTCTTCTATGTCTATCTGAGTAGCGGAACCACTGCGGTCATAATGACTGAATATAGCTTCTTCGCCGGGGCTAGTTACGGGGTAAGAATAGAGGGTCTGGATGTCGTGAGATCCGCCCTGAACATTGTGCAATACAATCTTCAACCTCACGCGCCCATGAAAGTGATGTACCTGAACGGAATACCTTGTCCCGAACTCCACCATGCCGAACTCTTCAACTGGTGGCACTTCCACGCCAGACCCTCTCGTTAGTCGCTAATCTGCCATGTCTGCTACAGAGAACTTCGGTGCTTCCTCCGTCTTTCCCCGGTACGCACCCTCTCTGGCAGCAGTGAAGTGGTCTTTCCCACCTCGTTTTGGAATCCTCAACAGAATATCCAGATCGCAGTTGTCTTTCCAGTCCTCAACTTTCGACGCATCGAAGGGAACAAAGGTTTCCTCGACCAGATCCCAGAAAGCCTGAGCATCTGAAGCTGAAATCCCCTCTGTCTTGGCCCTCTCCTTGATCATCTTCTGACGAAGCGGTGTGATTTTATACCACTTTCTGACCGGCGCGCCGATCTTCAGGGCCACATCCTTGGCGAGCCGGAGGTGAGCAACCCAGTCCACTGCACCAGCAGACACCGGGTCTCCTACTGAATAGTCACTGTTCTTGGGGGTGTCCTTCACAGGCTCCTGGGGAGGCTCCTGGGGGGCTTCCGGCTCCTCCACCGCAGTTACCACCGCATCGACCACTCGTGGCTCCTGCTGGACAGGGGCTGCCTTGTCGAGCCGGTCCATTAGATTGACAGCACCTCGCTTCTTCGGGGGCTGAACCTCCGATGACAGGAACTCAGCGTCGTCACTGCTCTGGATCGCTTCCTGTAATTCTGGACTCAACTTGATTCGCTTCAATGCCCTACGAATCACACTCTTCTTTGACATCTCCTCGAAGTATTGCACCCAAGGTCCGTTGTTTCCTGACCGGCTACCAGAACGAACCTGTTCGATATCCTCCAGGTTCATCGTCTCGATCTGACGACTACCGTTCTTCAGGTCCACAAGACAGTAGCATCCAACCACCGGACCACGAGTCTCAGTACTCGCAAATGCGTCATAGTCGTGCGAGAAGTTATCTTCTGTCCGCTTGTAGTAGTCGTTTTGACGCACCACTCCAGAGTGGATCGCATTGACCGTTCCGCTCCGGTTAGCTAGATCAATCAGACCAGCATATCCAATGACCAAATTTGCCTGATCCCCGTAAGGTACGATCCAGGCACTGCCCAGCACTCCAATGTCCAGACCGAGGTGGGTCGCCCGAATGATCGAGTTGATGATCGTATCGGGTCGGCATCGCTGAATCGCAGGATTCATCTTGACCTGACTGCTCACATTTCTCAGGAATCTATCCTGGTCAATGTTTCCAGGCAGCAACTCCAAAAGCTTGGGGCCAGATTTCTCCAGCCAATTGTCTACCCTCTGTATACTGTTCACTTCTTCTTTCCCTTCCAGCGGAGAACTCTGAACTCCGCATCTTGAGTGGTGTATCCAGCTCTCTTTTGTTTGAAATATGTGAGAGTGCCTAGTTCGCACTCTCCTCCCTCAGCATCACTCATTGCAGACATCAGCGCAGCCTTCGCTGCCTTCTCGTCCTTCGCTGCCTGACTCTTCACTTCACGAGTAACTAACCAGTTTCTCACCAAGTCTTCTGGCAAATCCACAGAGGTTTCTGGTTGTCTCCGCAAACTCGTCATGGTTTCAAGATTTGGTATCAGATCCCGAGGTGGGATCTTTGGTATCACATGGTCATTCCAGAAGTCCATGACCTGAGCCTTGATCGACTCGATCAACTCAGGGTTAGGGTCCACCGAATAAAAGGTGCGGCGGAGATTGCCGTCACCATGCAGGACCGGAATGACAACACGATCCAGATCAGCAACGAAAATCTGCCACTGAGCCTGGACAAGAATGTGGTCAGGAACCTCGTCAGTCCCTGTCTCGCCGAATGCGCCAAACATTGAAGTAGTCTTCGCCTCAATGCCTATTCGCTTGTCCTCATATATGGAGAACCCATCGAGATTCGCATGAGCTGGAAGAATCTTTCCAGGCTCGTCGAGCAACTTCGTGAACTTCTTGTCCACCTCCATCAAACAGTCTGGATTTCTGTTACCCAACTGCTCGTCGGCCCAGATCACAAGCATTGGCTCGCAGTCATTGCCCAGATTCTGAGCCTCAGTCCCTCCCTCCTCGTCAGTACCCACAACTTTTTGCAGGTAAATGTCATGAGCATTTGCAAATGGACTCAATCCCATGATTGCTCCCACATCTGAAGCACCAACGGATACCCGTCTAGCTTCCCGCTCTTCTGGTGAAATCGGCAAAATCAAACTCCCTTCCAAAGGACAAATAAGGTACACCATTATCGTGGTATGGTATTACATTATCTTTGTTTTCTTTTCGACTGTTCCTTCAGCTGCTCCTCATGCTCCACAAATACCTGCATTGCAGTGGCCGCAAACAGCACAGGATCTGCCTCCCAGTCCGTCGCCTTCCAGATATGGAACTCTCGGCGCAGTTCCTCCAGGTCCAGTTCCGGCCAGTTCTTCTTCATCTTTGCCAGATTCCAGTGCTTCATAATCGAATCAGTGAAAAAACTCTTTGGAATCTTTGCCCTCGCAATACCCATGGCATCGGCAAATCCCATGAGATTCAAACCCTTATCCCTCATCAATATTCTCACCGGGTGCAACTCCGCATACAAAAACCGACTGATATACTCCCGGCCATTCTCACCTGGATAAGGGACCAGATTGAATACTGACCGAGGAACTGCGTCATCCCCACTAACCTCTCTTTGCTCTTTTGCTTTGTATTGTGCCACTGACGGTGCCTTTCGATTCAAACTAAAGATCAAAAACAGATTGTCCCTCTCATAATGCTGCGCTGGAATACCCTCGATCTCCTCCTGACCTCTGTGATCTAACAAAGGATCACCAGCAATCAACTCCTTCATGTCCTCACGGTACTCCGCGTACTCCATCAAGGTGAAGTGACGATCAATTGTCCGCTTCTCATCGTGGCGTGTCCTCCACAGAAATGCCTGATCTCGAACCAAGTTGTCAAAACGACTACTCGAAGATAGCCGAGGGGCAAGGGTTCCCCACTTCACCATCTCTGACCTCGCCCAGACCGAGAGATACCAGAGAGCTACGCAAGGCAGCAAACCTCCAGCTGATATGTCTGGTGGAGTGGGCGGGAGAAGCCTATGTAGACCCTGTGGTCTGATCTCGCTTTGCGGCTTGAATCCTAGCGGCAACACGCATCTCCTCCTGTCTTTCCAGATACCAACTTCGCTTCTGTGATCTAACCTTCCGGCGAAACTGTGATCTAACCTTCTTGTTCCTGGGCCAACTGCTCATCGTGTTTCCTCCCTTCGTATCTCCTCGATGAATCTAGGTATTCTGGATTTTATACAATCCACCACTCGGGGGGTAATCGGTGACCCCTGGGGAATAATTTCCCCAGGCTCTAAACTGAAATCGAACGGCATCGTAAATCCACGCGGTAGATCATCTGAGCGATATGCGATCATCATCAATATATTCATGCATAGCCACATCGTCTTTCTTCCATAGCTCGTCACTACTTCCATTTCCTTTTTCCTTCCTGAGCTGTCCCAATTTCCCTAGTGCTAGGGGTCGGGACAGCTCAATAAAATCCGTTAGAATCGAACCTGGGGACTCGATTTTAGGCATCAGTCATTTTCTACTACCTCCCGCAGTAAATCGGACCGACACCGTGGAATTCCGCGTGTCGGTTTATACCTCGGAGATGATCATCAAAGGATAGCGCAGTCTCGAAACGCACATCACCTTCACAATAAATGATAATACAATTGTGATTCCACCCCGGTAGAGGATGTCCTAGCAATAGATCATCGGCATCACCGCTACGATCTACCGCTGGCGATGTCGGGTCAGTGTAGAAAATACCGAGGATCGACGAGCTGTCCGGCACAATCAATTCCCGGATTCCAAGCTTGTCACGGTCCGATGCGTAACGGATAGAATCGGCATCGCCATCACCGGCTAACAATCCGGAGATTGTGCGCCTATTGTGTCGGTCCGGTCCGATGGTCAGCTTACCGTTGCTATTGTTTGTTTCTTCCGCTGTCCACTGTGCGAGTATATGTTTCCTGATCATCTCAATTCGCATCTGTGCTACCTTCCGTTATTCCTACGATCTAATTCTGGTATTACGATCATCACAATTGCCAGTAGAATGACAGTAACTAACATGAAACTAGAAACCCCCTATTCCTAGCGGTATCCTTTCCCACGTCCCCTTTCCAAGTGAGAAATTGCCACGTTCCCGGAGTGTCCCGGTATCGCACATCGTGACGGTCCCCATCTTCCACCGGGAACCCACACCACGATGATGGGAATTCTTCCCGGTTACAATCGACCGGCACCGCAACGGTTCCACCGCGATTCAATATCTCAATTGACTGCCGATGGTTATTTTCACTCCTTGAGTAAGTAAGATGCCGATTGTCGGTGAAGCTTCCCGATAGAAACCGATGCATCCTGTAGGTACTTTTCGAGTAATCGTACATCTTGATGGATCGGAACCGATCAAACCCTGACAAGGTGTCAGCGATGCCGGTATCGGTGGAACCATCAATTCGTGCTGCCGGTTCCACATTCTCCCGATGGCATCTTGCGATGTGAGCTTCTAGCTCCACCATCATCAACCGGATAAATCGGTCAGGATCACCGACTAAGAGCATTGTCTTCCATAGCTTGGAATTTCTACCGGATTTCATCCGCAACCGCGCGCATCCGTGGCCTAGGCATCCGGAAGTACAAGCTGGCGATCTGTTATCGCACATCTCAATTCCAGACTCCCGACCTGGTGAACCGTACCAAATCAGAGTATCCACCGGAGAATCGAGATATTCTCCCTTTCCCGTTTTCAATCCGGTTCCGAAAATCTCCATCGACCGTGGGATCTTGGGAGATACTCGCCGGAAACCACGATGGATGGACCGAATTTGTATTCGACTCCATCCATCTTGAATTTCCCGGACCAATTCGGCCCGGCCTGGTAACTCGATATCGCTGTATCTGGCTAGAATCTTAGGTGAGATGATGGGGTATGATTTCTTCATTGTGATTCCCTTTCATCATCATCATCATCATCTGGTAGATCCGTGATATCCTTGCCAGCACTAACCCACCCGGCGCGGTAACTCGATCGCAACCATCTAGCGCGACGCGTCTCAAATTTGATACACTCGTTACGCATCTTGCGCATTCTCTCGATTGCTCCATCGTCCATTACTTCCACCCATCCATCATCGCTAAAATTGCGCAAACAGGCCAGGCGAACACCATCGCAACCAGCACAACTCCAGCGAGGTAATCGAGAACCGTTGCATCGTCCATGTCATCATCTTGCATTACTTTCTCCCTTCACAAATAAAGGTATTACCTTTCTAGGATTTTGTCCATCGGAAAATTGGGATAGTGACATCTGATTATGATGTAGGGGGTGGTGATCTAACCCTTTCAAGAAATCGGACACGGTTGCCCATCTTCCCGGCGGAGCTGCAGATTCTAGCTGGAATCTTGAGTATTCCACCGGACATCTGGAGGTTCCGACCTGGTAACTAGTGACCGATCCTGGTATCTGGCAACAAGTTACAGCGGAATCCCGGCCTGGTATCCCATAATGTCGGTTATCGGAACACGGGGGGATGGGGGGTGTTGCCGGTCCCCCCCGAGCAGCGGTGTGCTTGTGGTATATAAGCCATTTCCACGATGTTGTACGCGTGGGGGCGACTTTCGGCATAAAAAGGACCGACTGATTTCCCACTCTTAGACAAAGAGTTACCAAGGAATCCAGTCGATCCGCCGCAAGTAAGCATTTAGTCCGGGGATAACCCTCTGTCCGTGATTGGGACAGCTATTGTTTTAGGGTTATCCCCGGTATTTTGGTAAAAAGATGGGGACCAGCTTTTAGAAGAAGGAAGGAAGACATTGAGCTGGTCCCCGAGGAAGGAATCTGTTTTTTCGATAATCTTGGTAGTATTGATTATAGTAGTAATAATCATCAACCTAGATCCCTGTAGATTTGGAGCAGGTCAAAACCCCCCCTTACCCCCCCAGAGTATTGGAGAGTAAGGGGAGGGATTGTCCTGCGCTCATCAACCTGAGTCCCGTGTGAGTTTATCGCAGGGTGCCGTAGACCCCCCAGAACTATGCACTGGCTTCCGCCGTCGAAGGGGTTCTATCATCCCCTTGGTGGTTATTCAAGCATTGTTTTAGAAGGGTAGTTCTTTGTGGTCTTCGGGTGTGTTTTGTTTGGTATCTTCTTTGATTTCATTGGAGTGTTCGCAGTGGTTGAAGTGTGCTGCGTATTTCCCGGGGAAGTTGATATGTTCGGAGATGGGTACTTTTTTGCCGTTTTTGGATAGTGTCCAGTAGATGGTATCTTTGCATTTCTTGCAGGTGGATTTTGGAGATCCTTCAGGTTTCTCGCAGATCCATTCATTATTTTCGTTGAACCATGTGGGGGTGGGTAGTGGTTTTTTGCCGGGTTGTGATTGTTGGTTATGTTTAGTTTGTCCGACGGAGGATGAGAGTCGGTGTATTTCTTCGGAGAGTTTTTCGGTTTGTGTATTATCTTCGAGTAGGTTTCGGATGTCGGTGAGTAGTTTCTTTTGTTCCTGGAGTATCTCGATAATGGTTTCGACGGCTTCTTCGGGGTTGTTCACTGGTGTTCCTTTCTGTTATGCTGCTGTCCGCAGCAAGGGGTGCTAATGGGTTACCAGTATAAGATGCCTAAAGTGAGGCGTTGTCGCCAGAAGAAAGTTGGAGTTTTCCTGATTCGTGAGCATCGTCGGGCGAAGATGGCTCGTGGCATGGATCGTGGGTTGCATTTTGTGGATGCTGCTGAGGCAGCTGGTATTCCGTATGAAGTGGCTATGGGATCAGTGTCGGTGGATGAGGAGATGAGGGGTTGGTGGAGATTGAGTGAGGACCGTCCCCAGATTGGTAAGCCGAAGGAGATGGTTGACCGTCGTTCTCCGTTGCAGATCAAGCGTGATTTTGTGAACAAGTTGGCTGATGCTGGATTGTTTGACAAGATTCCCGAGATGGTCTCGAAGGCGGACCCGGACACTCCGGAGGGTAAAGAGGTGCTGGGTTTCATGGTGAAGTTCTTGATCAAGGACATATTGCCAAAGGAAGTGGCCTCGAAGATTGAGCATACTCAGAAGGCTGAGTTGACGGAGATGAGTGACGAGGAGTTAGCGCGGTTGTTGCATGAGCGTCGTCAGGCTCGCTTGGGGGCGGTTGCGGAGCGTGAGGCGGCTGACGAGTCTCGTATCAAGTATATCGAGGCGAAGGAGGTGGCGCGTGAGGAGGAAGAGGAGATTGATGAGTGAGATTGACCGTGATGATTTGATTGAGGAGTTGGAGTTAGAGCGGGAGTTAGCCCGTCGTGCTGAGTACGACAAGCTTGGTCGCTTGGCCCCTAACCTTCGTCAGTGGGATTTCTTGAACTCTGAGTCTCACGAGACTTTGTTTGCGGGGTTGAATCAGGCTGGCAAGTCAACGGCATTGTGCATGAAGGCATCGTACCATCTGACAGGCTTGTACCCGGAGGGGTTTGATGGTCCTCGCTTCAAGGGTCCGATCCAGGCAGCGATTGGTGGTGAGACAGCTCAGAGTACTCGTGATTTGTTGTGTGATCGTTTGCTTGGTGGTTTGCAGGATCGAGGGTCTGGTTTTATTCCCGACAGTTGTTTTGATCCTCAGAAGGATATTGTGAGGTTGAGTGGTGGAATAGCGAATCAGATAGACTACTTCCAGGTGCGCCATCATGACGAGCATGGTCATTTCGATGGTATGAGCAAGTGCATGGTGTTCTCGTATTCGACTGGTTGGCAGCGTCTTCAGGGCTATACCTTGCACTGGATAGGCATTGACGAGGAGCCTCCGTTCCCTGTGTATGACGAGTTCTCGGCTCGCCTGAATGCGACGAAGGGGCGAATGGACATATCCATGACTCCTCTTCAGGGGGAGACTGAGTTGTATCTTTTGTTTGAGAATGACAATAGTGGCATCCGCTCCCTGGTGAACTACGACATCAATGACGCAACCCACATGGACCGGGACCATCGGATGTCATTGATGGAGAAGTACAAGAACCATCCATTGGCGGAGGCTCGCCTTCATGGTCGTCCGGTTCGTGGCGTTGGTCTCATCTACACTCTTCCGGATGAGTTGCTGGTAGTTGAGGATTTCCATGTACCATCGCATTGGTCTCAGATTATAGGTTTGGACTTCCCTCACGGGGTGGGTTTCTTTGCCATGGTTCGCCTTGCGTATGATCGTGACAATGACATGGTGTATGTGACGGGTGAGTACAAGGATCACGGCAAGGACACCTTTGCCTATGCGAGTCGCGCTCTTTCGATGGGTGCTGGTTCGATTGTTTGTGCTTGGCCTCATGACGCAGGTCGTGGTTTCATTGACGGTGGAACGATCAAGCAGAAGTATGACGAGCTTGGTCTGCGGATGCTTTCGACTAGTTCGCACATGATTGGTCCAGACGGTAAAAAGACTTTTGCAATCATGACGGTGATTGAAGAGGTTATTGACCGTATGCAGATGGGTGGCTTCAAGGTATTTGCAAGTTGCCAGGAGATTCTCATGGAGAAGCGGAGATATAAGCATGATGCTGGCCGTGTAAAGGCGAAGCAGGACGACCATTTGATTGATGCGATGCACAAGGCAGTAATGATGTTGAGGGAGGCCAGGACTCCAGGGGAGTCTGATTCTGGTGTTCCTTGGCGATTACCGGACCTTGATTTTTTCGGGATGTAGGTTAGGGGGGGAGAGATGGGGACTTCATGTCATTAGCGAACG